GTGAACCGCGGCTACACCACCATCAAGCCGGTGTATTTCCGCAGCAGCAAGATCGCTGATCTGCCGGTCTATCAATGGGCGGCCAATGCCGATGTCGGTCCGGTAGAACGGGCTGTTCGGGATCTTAACCTTCTTGATCGCACTGTAGGCGCTGCGGCGCGCGCCGGTGATCGTCTCTCCTGTACCCGTGCAGATCAGCACGTAGTCGCCGGCCGTGACCGGTCCCGGCAAGTCCACGATCTTTCCATTCACCTCGCGCGGCGCCACGCCCATCATCACTTCCGAGTAGTGAATGTGCTCCATGTCCTCAGCGCCGTAGATCGGGATTCCGCACAGTTCCTTGTTCGTGATCTTGGAATACGGGAAGTCGGGCAAGGCCATCAGCACCGAGACGCACACCTCATCCATGCGCATCTTCAGCGTGTCGCGGCCGTTAAGTTTGTCGACCATCCATTGCGCCGGATCACCCTCAATCAGTGCGGTCAGGTTGTGGCGAATCGGCCAGCCGTCGCGCATGGTCCATTCGAGCGGGAACGGGCCCTTGCCGTCGGTCGGAATCATGCAGTTGACGTCCACGTATCCGACATAGCCGATGCGGTGCAGATGCTCAGTAGCGGGCTTTAGAACCTCATCGGCCAGCTTCGACTGACGAACTACACGGACGGTCGTTCCCATCTCGCCAGTGTTCACGCCGAGATCGCCGTTCATCAGCTTTTTGTTTTCCCAGTTCTCGATCCAGCCTTTCGACCAGCCGCCAGGACCGAAATAGCCGCCCACGGCCATCTCAATGCCGTCGATCTTCTCCTGCATGATGAAGCCGTCGGCGCGCGCCGCCGCCCGGTACTTGTCGATCTTCTTCCAGCGCTGCAACATATAAACCATATCGGCCGCACTGCTCGACACGTAGGACATCGCGCGCTCACCGTCGCCGGACGGTTTGGACACGAACGGCTTGCATTCCTTCTTCACGTAGGCGATCGCCGAATCGTAATCGTGGAACGTCTTTCCGGGGATGATCCGCATCCCGCACTCTTCCATCACCTTCTGCCCGACCTCGCGATCCAGTTCCCATTCGACGGCGGCCAGATTGCAGCCGAATATCGGATAACCTATGCGACGGTAAGGCTCGAGCATCTCGAGATAGTGCGTGTTGTCGGGCGTATAAATCAGGTCCGCCCAGCCGATCCACTTGCGCCGGAGTTCGTCGTAATTGCGGATCTTCGGCACGATGCCCTCTCCTGCATGACGGTCCGAACCATCCGCGCGCGGCTGGTCATACCACATGACCTGATGCCCCCAATCCTGGCAGCGCATCAGCCAGTCGAGGCAGTTGGATCCGACGTCGATCGCGAGGATTCTCATTGTTGCGGCCCCTGGCTCTGTGCAAATCGGGAGCGCAGTGCGCCGATGGCGGCGTTGCGTGCGGCCGGTGTACTGGCTGTGTAAGCGTTTCTCAACAGTTCCCTGCCGGGCTCCGTGAGAAGCGCCCGAGACGCGATGTAAGGCGTAATGACAGAAGCCGCTGCAGCTACAGGATGCGCGAGTGCGATCGCCGCGGTGCCGAGCATATGTCCGGCTGCCGTGGTGCCCGACGGATTAGCGCCGGTTCGATCTCCTGCTCTCGCCATAGTGTCGGTAACATCGGCAATCTGTCTTATCTCGCTGGCTGTGAATCCCATCTCGCGCAACTTCGGCTGTACCTTGTCGATCTCGCGCCGGAACTTCGCAAACGATATTGGGGCAGCGCTCGGCACATCATTTCGTGCCGATTCCAGACCATTCAGGAGTACAAACGCCTTGGACTGCTGCAGTACATCCGGAGCATGCCGGCGCAGTATTGTCGTGACGCTGCGCGCTTCGCTGGGCGTCATGTTCAGATACCGTTTAGCGATCGCCTCCGGCGCCTTCGTCGACGCGGTTTGACCGCTGAACGCGGCGTCTGTTACATCCTCGCCCAGCAGTTTCCCGAGCGCTGAACGCTCGATATAGCTGATCGATTGCGACGCGTTGGCGTAGTTCTGGTTTGCACGGCGCAGCGCCTGGGCGATGGGCGTGTTGGCGGTACTGGCCGCATCGAAATCCTGATTGATCGCGCCGAACAGTCGGCGAGCCAGCATCTGATTCGCGTTCGGATCAATGTCGGAGAACACGTTACCCGTTCGGCGTGCGGCATTCCCCCATGCACGGCGGGTCCTCATTGCATCGTCGACGGTTGCCGTTCCCTGTCCGGCGAGAGCTTCGCGCATCTGCCGAGCCTGCGCAGCGATCCGTGTCGCATCGCCTGCGGGGACGTTCTGGTTTTCCGCGATGATCCGGTCGAGCGTGTTCAGCGTGTTGCCGTATCTGATGACCGGCTGGTTTCCGGCGATGCGTCTGACCTCGCCATAATCCCGTCCTGCCTGCGCATCACGGGCTGCATCGATCCGCCCGACGGCGTCATTGTAGGCAGCGCGCAGACGCATGCCGGCCTGCTCAGGGTTACCCGTTGCGCCTCTAACCTGACCGGCCAGTTCGTTCACGCGGTTCACCGCTGCCTGTGCCTGCGCAAGCTCGTCGGCGTTGGCAGTGCCTCGGGAAGGAAAAAGTTCGCGCAAGCGGTTTTCCACTGACGTTAGCGACTTACTCCCGGTTTCCTGACCTAGCGTGAGCGGTATTCCTGAAGCCTGCGAGGCGCGGCGTGCTTCGCTTGGAGGAGTCGGAATACCTCTCTCACCGCCGATCATGCCGCCCGCGGCGCCGCCCAGCATTGAGCCCGCCATCTGACTAAAGTAGCCGCCGCCCATCTCGCGAGCCGCCTGCCCTCCTAGACCTGACCCGACAGCCGAGCCGATGCGCGGGAGCACCCTGGACGTCCCACCCGGAAGCACAGCCGAAGGGGCTGCTTCGAGACCGGCCGCTGCATAACGCTGCGCAGTCGTGCGGGGCTCAGCACTCGGCCCAATCGATCCGATCTGTGCCAATTTCTGCTTGATCCATTCGGACCCGCCAACCGGGGAATCGGTCTGCTTCAGGTGCGCACCGAATACGTTTGCGAGCCCTTTCGTTCCCTCGATCGCGGAGTTAGCCAGATCGACGGGAAGGCCAGCCACATCAGCGACGCCTTTGCTGAGGTTGCCGCCTATGAATCCTGCAATGCTTTGTGGCGGCTGATCTGCAGCAGGCTTTGGTGCAGGCGTGCCAGTGCCGCCCGGCGCTGCAGATGGAGCACCAGAACCATTCGGTCCAAGGCGCTGTTGCAGGATCGAAAATGCCTGTTCTTTCGTAGCACCATCGGGACCCTCTACATCGTATGTCTTGCCCTCGGGCGACGTAAATGTGAACTTGGGCATTTAATGCTCCGTCACGGACCAGCCGGAAGGAATGCCGACGGCAGACTCTCCGCCCTTCCCTGACATGCGGTCCCGCTGCGATTTTCGAACGTCTTTCGGCGCCTGGAGCGCGGCGTCCATTTCCTTCTGAAGCACCGACATGACCGAACGGTATTGCTCCTGGGTCTGGGCGGTCGAGAGAACCTCCCGAGCATGTTCCTTGTCGTGAACGGTCGGAGTTCCTGTCGGGCTGATCGCGCGCGCGTAGGTGTTGATGAACGTGTTGTTCGCAGCACCGAATGCCACGATGTTCGGGTCGCCCGTGTTCGTCTGAGCCGCCTGCAATGCCTTGTTGACGGGGACGAACTGCGTGCGGGGAATCTTCTCGGACAGATCGATCGCAATCTGGCTCGTCTTCTTCGCTTCGTTCGCAGCGAGTTCGACGTTGGCCGCGCGCGTGCCTGCCGTGCGCGCCGCCGCCTTGTCGCCCTGGAACTGCGCGTTGCCGGCGGCGATGTCCGCGCCGCCCTCGCCGCGTTCCTTCGCCATGCGCGCGACTTCCTTGCGGATCGCGACGATGTTCTGTGCCCCCTGCACGCCGCGGCCAAGGTTCTGATAGACAGAGGTATCCCCCGCCATCGCCTGCTCAGCCAGCACGCGAACGGTGTCGGGGTCGAGCTTCGCATCAGGGTCGCCAGCGTGTTTCGCTTTTGCCTCCTGAACCCGAAACGCGAACATCTCGCGCTGAAGCGCTACAGTATCCTGATGTGCCTGCATCCGCTCCTGAATCCCTAGACGGCGGTCTTCGGATGCCTGTTTGGCCGCATCGATGCGTTGTTGGAGCGACTCTTTCTGGACGCCCAACTGCTGCAACTTCAATTCATTGTTGAATTGCGTCTGAAGATGCGCGGCCTGAAGCTTCGCCTGGCTGTCGAGCACCGGCTGTAGCTGCTGCAATCCGGCCATCAGATCGGCACCGCTCAACCCCTGATCCTGCAATACCTTAACCGCGCCCTCGAGCGTGAGAGGACCACCGCCGCCCTGTTGCTGAGGAGCAGGAGACGGCGGAGCGGGGATCGATGCGGGAGACGCAGCCTGAGCAGGAGATGCGCCAGTCGGCATCGGTCGGAACGGCGGGATCCCTTGCTGAGGCATTGATCCGGAGGGAGAGCCGGAAGGCAACGGCGGAATACCGGTCGGTCCGGACATCGGGCTCGACGGCATAGGCGCGCCTTGCGGCTGCATACCCTGCGGGCTCTGCATAGGCTGAGTCGGTTGCGCCGGCTGCGATGCCTGCCCAGGCGGCGGCGGAATCTGCTGCGATTGCTGTTGGCCTGCAAGCAGACCAGGAAGCGCGTTACCTGCCGCAGCTAGTGCCGCCTGCTGGCGCTGACGGTCCTGTTGCTGTTGCTGGAACGCGGCCATCTGCATCGCCGCCTGCTGCCGCTGGATGGTCTGCTGCTGGGCCTGCTGTTCGTATTGAAGGAAGTAAGGTAGTCCTGAGATTCCTGCCATGTCGGCTCCTTACATGGTGAAGCCGTAGCTATTGCCACCGCCCGAGTAATACGGGCTGGACGTGAAGGCGCCGCTGAAGTCGCCGCCACCATACGATCCGGTCGTGCCGTTGCTGAACAGATTGCTCCAGCCGCCATTGTTCTGGACGGCATTGCCGATGCCCTGAATCCCTTGGGACACCAGACTACCCGCGGCGCCAGCACCTTGCGCTTGGGCCTGAAACGGAACCGACTGAGCGCCCTGCCCGTAGTTCATGTACGGGATAGTCTGACCTTGAATGCCTTCGGCAGGGCCGTACACGTTCGAATTCAAATACGTGCCGTAGGTGTTCGCGAGCTGGCCCGGCGTCGCGGCGATGGTCTGCGCGGTCTGATACGGAATCTGTCCCGCCATCATCTGATAGTTCGGCGCAGCAGCGGCGGCTGCCTGACCCGACTGTCCGTATTGACCGGCAACGCCTGCCGCCTGGCCGTAACCCTGCAGTCCCTGCAGAGCACGGGAAAGCTGGTTGTTCTGCCAGTCGATATTGAAGTTCGACATCGCCTGATTAGCGACGCCAGCACCAGCGGCCGACGAGCCGAGACCGTACATCGAATTCGTCGCGCCGGTCTGATCCTGAAGCTGCTGCACGGTCCGGCCGTAGAGTGCGTTCTGCGGATCGAGACCGAGGTTAAAGACGTTCTCGCCCGCCGAAAGTAATGAGTTTTTTGTCGCGAAGTCCTGATTGGCTTGACCGTTGAACAGTCCGACGAGATTCCCATAACCCGCACCGGCAGCATTCGCCGCGTTCTGGTACTGGGGCCCATACTGGTTCGCGGCATTGATGCCAGCCGTTTCGGAGCCGAGAGCGATCTGATTCTGTGGGTTGGCGTTGTCGTAATACGTGCCTTGCAGGCTCTGCAGCAAGCCCTGCCACGTTTTATCAGCGTCCTGCAGCCCCGTCGGGACGTAATAGCTGCTCGGGCCACCGCCGGATCCGCCGGAAGTCGACGGTGACATTGCACTCGACACCGCGGCGCCGGCAACCGATGCTCCAACAGCAGCAGCGACACTCCACGGCATAGGTCACCTCTTGATCAGTACTTCATCGATTTTCTCGGGATCAGCGACATCAGTCGCATGGACACAAAACCAGACAATGTCCGTAAGTGCCCTGATGCTATGTTTTTTTCCCGCCTTAATCTCGATGACGCACGGCCCGTGATGGACCGACATTTCACCGTCAAGATCGACGACTACCGATCCCGCACCGAGGATGCCGAAATGATCGTAGACGTGTTCATGCGTCTCGACTTCCTCGCCTCGGCAAAGAGGAGCCTCGCGCACATAAACGCCCGCAGAGAAGTGATGTTTGATGGCGATCACGGTCGCCAGAGGGGCAAGGGCCTGGATCATAAAGACGCTCACCGCTCGCAACGCAGACAGATGATCAACGTCATCCGGTCGTCTGGTCCGTCGTTCACTACTTCGTGTTCCTTCGTGTTATCGAAGTACCAGACCTCGCCCGGCGCCATAGCCACGCGCTCATCCTCCACCCGGTTCACGCATTGCGGGTTCGACTGCAACACAACATAGAGTTTCGTGTTGTAGTAGTTCGCATGCCACCCGTCATCAACATGTGGCTCGATCTTCCCGCCCGGAGGAATCTTCGTGATCATCACGCCGCCGAGACGCACAGCGCAGACGCGCGCCATCATCGCGTACACGATCGGCCGCACGCTGGGTAGAAGGTGCCACTCCGGGTAAAAGACCGCGTCATGCTCGTCGTTAAACCCGGTGTAGTCGCCCTTCTCCTTGAAAGGCTTCTCGTCGTTGTATCGAAGCCAGATGTCCGACATTTCAGCGTGAGGGGTTCCGGGTGCTTCCTTGCGCGCGCGATGGCGATTCCAGAGTTTCGGCTGGCGGGCTATTTCGAGCAGGACCGGAGCCGTATCGATGCCCGCTGCGATCTTTACCAGATGCTTCAATGTCATCCCCTGTTGTCAGTAGGCAATGCAGGGTTAGCCTGCATCTTTCCGCGAAAGTAGCTGGCGATGCCGAGCGGCGCAGCCATGGTCGTCATCACCGCGGCCTCGGAGCCAAGCATTCCGGGAAGGTATGTGAGAACAGCAGCGTCAACGTGTAGGAACATGACGCCGATATACGCGATGGTCACAGTCAGGCCGGCTGAGAGCCCCAGCAAACCGAAACAGAACCCGATAAACGGTCTCCAACTATATGTTGGCCAATGATCGGCTTTTGCCTCTACCTGCATCGTCTGATTGATCGTCGAGGTGTTGGCCTGGTCCGCCGCGAGTTCTGCTTTCTCAAGATCGGCAGCGATCTGCGCCAACTGAGCCTGATTGTCGAGCACCGCTTTCTGAAACTGCAGCGAGAGCGCCGGGTCTGCCTGAATTGCGGCGAGCGCGGCATCAGGAGCAGACTGACCAGTGACCGCCTGGGCGATGCCGACGACCTTGCCGGCGACGTCCTCAGCCTTGGAGCCTCCAAGCCATCCAGCGATCATCGGCGCGAATTGAGCCAGCGCCATAGCGATAGGAATCAGCGGCATCAAGCGGCCCCTTTCATGAGGTTGCTGGCGATCCGGCGGGCCCATCCCTTGCCGAAATCCGGCCACGTTTTAAGCGACGTGAAGTAGGTCAGTCGCAGAGAATTCCATCGCATCATGAAGCGCAACGGATCGACAGCCTGAACGGCGGAGATCGTCTTAGGTCCGATCAGACCATCCACCGGAGATCCCGCAGCGCCCTGCATCC